TCATCGGACACGAAGTATTCCCTCACGGTGCTCCAGGACTTCGCCTGGTTGTCGTCGAGGAAGAACAGGCTACTGCCGGCCAGCACAGGCTTGATCGTGGGCGACACCCCGTAGGTGGTCACCGGGTCAATCTTGACCGTCTTGGGCGTCAGCGTCGGCGTGCCGGTGAGCTGGAACAGCGAGGTCTTACCCGAGGCGAAGATCATCAACGCCTTCTGATAAGAGATGCAGTGAAGCATCTCTGCCACGCCTTCAGTCGGGGCGTTCACGTCGATCACATCACTGTCCAGCAGCGAGGTCACCGTTGTGCGCCAGAAGTTGAAGTAGTGGCTGATCTCGGACATGACGATGTTGCCGGCGCTCGCAATGAGACCCAGGCGATCTCGGTGGAAGAACACATCACCGATGCGCTGGCCCACGATGGACGGAGACGGACTCGATGAGGTGTCACCTGCGTATCGCGAGTCCCACGCAAGGGGGCCGTAGGAGAAGTAGAAGCCGTCCGGGTTGGTGCCATCAGGGACACGCTTGAGACCGTGAGGCATCGTCGCGGCGTCGAAGTAACCGAACTCACCGGGCTTGCTGACTTCCTTCCACACCAGTGAGGACTGGTACTGCACGAAGTAGTTATCGAAGGCGTTGGAGCCATCACCGCGAATCTCAAAGATCGCGTTCGAGCCGGCAGTCTTCGGGAGGTCTTGGAAGGTCTGCACGGAACCCGAGAGGACACCTGCGGTCTTCTGCGTGGAAAGAGCCACGTACTTATCGCGGTTCGCGATGAAGGTGTAATCGTCAACCGTGACGGCCCTGAAGGACTGCCAGGGTTCCGAGATGGTCGTGAGGTACGCCAGTGATGCAGCGTCCTTGATGACGACGTACTCCTTGCCGGTCTCGTGGTTGAACACGCGGACGTTACCGGGATAGATCGCCACGATGTAACGCTCGCGACTGTCACGCACGATGCTGTGGAAGTACGCGTTATCCGGGATGTCAGACCGCAGGACACTAATGAAGTCTGCAGGTGACCGAGGGCCAGCGCCGCGCGCCGGACTCAGATCACAGTTAACCGCATCGGCGATCTGCGTGGGCAGGCGCACCGAAGCGTCCTGCTGAGAGACCCCGCCAATCATCGACGGGATGGTTCCAGAGGTCAGCGGCATCAGCGGGTGAAGACTTCAGACACATCGGTGCTGTCGTTGAACATATTGCCGCGCGGCTCGTAGCTGCGCTCCTCGTCCAACAGCGCCATCAGCGCGAACTTCTCATCGTCCTTGGTGAACCCATAGGACTGTTCGCTACCCTGGAACTGCGCCTGGTACTGCGTGGCGGCAGTGACGGTGATGTAGCGACGTGCTGATTCTGGCAGCGTCTCAAAGTCGAACATCCAGACGACCTCGACGACAGGGCCGTTGTCGGCCTCGAACGCATACGTGGCGTCATCGTTGTTGTAGAGCTTGCCGGCGCGCGGCGTGATGCGGCGCGTCTCGGCTGTGGACGGACGAATCGCGATGACGTTCGCCGGTAGAACGACCTGGCCATCGCTGGCCGGGGTGAAGTAATAATCGTAGTCACGGTTGAAGTACCAGCCTTTCGACTGAATCTCTCGTGCCTTGGTGCGGAGCGTGTCACGCGCAATGGATGCGTCGGTGAAGCCCAGGTTATCTAGCGAGTTGACGGGACTCTCACCCACTGCCTTCAGCAGTTGATTGACAGCCTCAAGCTCAGTGGTTGCGGATAGTTGCATGAGTCTCCAGTGGGAACAAAAAAAACCCGCCACGCCTGGTTAGAGACGTGACGGGTTCGGGGGTGTCGCTTAGGTGCCGACTGCGATTTCCGCAGCGCCAGCAGCACGCAGAGGGCCGTGGCCCAGGGCGAACTTGCTCAGCATCAGGGTGCCCTGACGGCGCGGGTCATAGGTGCTTTCCAGCGCCAAGTCCATCAGCTTCAGCGTACCGACCGCGCTCTTGTGGAACACAGCGGCAACCGACTTGCTGTAGTCCGCACGACGCGAAGCAACGACGCTGGCGTTAGCCGTGTCGTCCTGGTTCGGGAAGTGGTTGGTCTTCAGCAGCTTGATGCGCGCGATGGACTGGATCACAGCCTGCGAAAGCGAAGCGCCTTCGGTCGGGTTGTAGTCACGATCCACCAGGTCTTTCACCTGAGTCAGCAAGTACCACATGGCCGGCTTCAACGTGGCGATCACGTCTTCGTCGGGCACGTTCTTCTCGTCGAAGTTCTGACGAATCTGACGGATCGCTGCAGCAACCAGCGTTGCATCCGCTGCCATCGTCGCAGCCTTGACGATCATGCCACCCGGCTGACCGGAGACCGGGCCGGTGGTCTGACGTGCAGCCAGAATCGCGCAACGGATTTCGTTGAGCTGACGCTGCTTCGCCAGTTCGAGGCCCTGCTGCTTGGTGTACTCGCTGCGGACATCGTAGTGGTTCATGGCCTCGTCGATGTTCGGAATGAACACGTGCGAGATCAGCATGGGATCGAGGTTCACGATCACTTCGTTGTGCTGCACATTCAGGCCCGTGATCTCGGTGCCCGGTACGTGGTACTCGGAGCCGATGGTGCCGATGGCCGGGAACGAAGCCGACTTGCCGTGCATGATGTTGCGCTCGGTCACATGACCGGCCATCACATATTCGGCGACGAACGACGCAAGAACCTCACCAGCGTACTGCTTGAGGAATAGTGCCTGTACGTCACCAGCGCCCTGAATCTGACCGGGGCGGTTCGGAGTAGCGTTTGCCATTTTGTTCTTGTCTATTTCCCTTTGGGATTGGAGGAAGGAATGAAGCTCCAGATGGGAATCGAACCCACGCACTCTAGGCGTCATGTGACGCCGCACGCTCTAACCGGCTGAGACGTACTGGAGCTGTAAAGCGAAGAACGGGAGACCCCGCAGGGGCCGAAGCACAACGCGGGGTTTCTCTTTGGAACTTAGAACTCGGAGAGGGCCAGCCGCTCCACGACCGCTGCGCGGAACGCAGGATCGGTCTTGTACTGCCGCGAGTTCATTGCGACGGTTACTTCTGCCTGCGACTTGAAGGGTTCAACGCCGGTAGCGGCCTTCTTTCCATTCAGCAGGTTCTGCGGCGGCGTGCCGTGCGTCTTGGCGTGGCGGGCAGTAAGCGCCTCCACGGCCAGCTTCGCGCGGGCAGGATCGCCAGAGGTCACGGAGTCGTTGAAGGCAACCTTCTCGGACTCGGACAGCGCGGACTTCGCCCACGACACGAGAGAGCCATAAGCCTCTGCGCCGCCAGCGGTGCCATACACAGCTGCATCGTATGCATCAGCCTGTGCCTGCTTGCCCTGGATGTAGGTGTCAACGGCGTCACGCGGGATGCTGGACTTCGCCAGCTTCTCGTAGGTTTCTTCGGACAGCTTCCCGTCCTTCGCGTACTCCGCATTGAGAGCGTCCCAATCCAGGCCGGCACCCTCGACAACCTTCTGAGCCTCATCGTCGCCAGCAGGGATTTCCAGAGTCGGCTTGTCGCCTTCGGTGGTCTCCAATGCAGCAGCTTCGTCAGCCGCGATTTCCTCGGCGGTCTTGGTGGGCGTGGTCTGCTTAGCAGTCAGCTCGGCATGAGCGGTTACCAGCTCTTCAACAGTCTTGAAGCCACCATAGGTGACCTCGGATGTCGGGTCGGTTTCCACTGGAGGTTCGACGTTGAGGACGATCTCGGTCTTTTCGGTCACAGGGCAGTCTCGGTGAAGTTGTAGATGCTCAGGCCGTCCACGACGGTCTTGAACTTCTCAAGGGGATCGGCCGGGGCGGTCTTCGCCTTCGGGGTGACCACAGAGGTTGTTTCTGTCACGACCGGAGCCGTGACGGTTTCTGTTGGGGTTGTTGCCGGATCAGCCGGCGTGTCGGTCACGGGGTTAGCTTTCGCCACTGGGAACTCCTTGTGGTGCCATAGCGGCACCTGCGATGGTTGGGGCTGCGCGGATGGCTGCCTGGTGTGCGGTGGCGTCCTGCTGTTCCTGCGCCATCTGCTCGTCGGACTTGATGAGTCCCTTCATGGTCAGATCGGAGGCTGCACCCATACGGGCCATTAACTCGCCAGCATCGACACGAGACGAGAACACCTGCGGCGTGAGCACCTGCTGTGCTGCCTGTGCCCATTCCATGATCTTGCGCATGTCCTGACCACGACCGAGGGCGGCGACGCCGACAACGATGCGGGGCTTGATGAGTCCAGGAGGCAGATCAGGAAGACGGCGGGTGCGCGTGAGGCGATACATGATTCGACGAACCAACGGAAGCAGTAGGTCTTCAGCGAGGATCGAGTAGATGCCCCCGAGGACATCCTCCAGCTCTTGAGCCAGGTAACGGATTTCCTCTGCAGTGACACGCTCGCCCTGACGCTGAATCGAGGTGCGAACACCGAACGCCATTTCCAGACGTGCGATGAGTTTGTCGATGTGCTGACCAACGAAGTTGAAATCAGCGAACTTCTCTTGCGAGATGGCCTTGAGCTGTTCTGCCTTGAAGCGCAGCACGTCGCCAGACTCGGCTTCGGTGATGGCCTTCGGGCGGATCGCTGCGTTCTCATCAAGT